ATGCACCAAGCGCACCAACGGCCATTACAGCCCTTCCTTTGGGGATTGCAGAGCCTGTTTGGTTCTTGACGTACCAAAGGTTATCTTGACCCAAAATAAGCGATACAGTGCCATCTAAGCCAAGTTCTGCGGTCTCTCTATCTGGATTCCAAGAGAACTTACCAGCAACAGCTCCATCGGAATAGGATGTATCCAACTGGAAGTAGTCTGCGTATACACCGCCATCCACATCTACCTTATGAGCAGGGGAAGCTGTCCCTATGCCTACGCTGGTTCCGTTGTCAAAGATTTGAGAGTCACCAATGGTATCCGTATCGGTCCACTTAGCAACGTAGTTTGTAGTGCCTGATCCATCAACGATTCCAGCAGTAGAGATGGTGATGGTGTCGGTAGAGGCGTTGGTCGTGATAGACACTCCGCCTGCGCCTACAAGCGTTAGCGTATCGTCATTGCTGTCGGCTACAATGGTGCTTTGACCAGAGACGGCAATATTCTTGAAGATGTTTTGCGTTGAGCCTTTGTCAATGTTATCAAAGACAATGGTGTCGGTGATGGGGTTTCCAATGATAGAAAGACCAGAATCTGCAATAAGATATAGGGTGTCTTCCAACTGGTCAGCAACGACAGCTTCCGAACTAACACCTGTCTCCCAAGTGTTCTCTACTGTTTCCCAAACAAATGCTGTATCCTCCCAATCGTAAGAGGAGGTGGTACGGATGTTCTTGAAGATGCCTACCGTCTCGTTTCTCCAAGTGCTGCTTCCTGAATCGTATACAAGCAGTTGGTTGTCTTGAGCATCTACAATATCAATGGGAAGAGAGCTTCCTCCGCCAGTGATGTTTAGATCACCGCGAATCTTAGCCAATAGCGTAAAGTACGTAATAGTCTTATTAGACTTGGTATCAGGATTGTATACGCTGAATTGATCGCTTGGCGAAATGCGGTAATCTACTTGTACTGCCATAAAAGCAAAGTTACGAAAAGCACAAAGAGGCGACAGTAGCCACCTCAAGTGTTATCTTATGACATTAAATCAAGAACCGAGCGTAATGGTAACGCTCGTAGGGTTGATTTGAGCATCCAAAGAAGCCTCCAGAGACGCTTTCTTCTCGGCAACGACCTCTGCTCCCATTGAAGCCTCCACCCATCCTGTAACGACCTCATTGGTAAGGTCTTCTACGGGAACGAAAGAAGCGGGGCTAAGGTCCTCCAAGCTGATGGATTCTGTTCCGTAGCAAGAGGAAGAGTAGGTCTCTTCGCCCTCTACACGCTCAGCGGAAAGAACCCAGTGCACATTATATACTACATCTGTCAAGCTATCGTATGAAGGATAGGCATCAACAGTTTTGCAGTTCCAAGCGAAGGTTGTCATATCGCTTAGGCTTGTGCAGGTTCAACAACGGGGGCAGGTGCAGGGGCATTATCCCAAGCATCTTGAGCCAAGTTGCGGTAGTAAGTACCAACGCCCAATACCTCATCGGCTGCGGGGTCGTTCACTTGCAATACCGTGCGCCAATAAGATGAGGCGATAACTGCGCCATCTTTGGTTACATCGGTGGTCTTGCGTACTTCAATCGTTCCGTCAATCTTGACGTTGAAGCCCGAAATGTAGATTACTTCTTCAATCATTTTGTTTAGTTTTATTTTTTATACGAAGTAGGTGAAGGAAATAAAGATAAAACCGTTATTACCCCATTCAGTTGCTTGCATCATTGTAGTTCCTGCGGCAGCATCGTTTACCGTAAGAATTATATAATTTAACCCTCCTTCAATGTAGCCACCAACGGAATGCCCCGCAGTTAAACTTAAAGATTCAAAAAATCCAAAAGTTAAACTTGCTCCGCCCTGTTCGTTTCCCCCCGCTGTGAAAGGTAAATTTTTAATCCGTATGTTTCCCGAAACGCTGCCAATAGAAGTTGTACGGCAATATCCCGTCAAAGTAACTTGACGGCCTATTTTAGTGTATTGTCCACCCGCCCCTGCGACCATTGTGGCATCGTTAGTGCCGTCACTAATAACGGGACTCCAAGTCCCCTCCTCGTAGTCATCAAGGGCGTTGGCTGCTGCGGTGTCTCCGTTGAAGGTAATACCACCGCTTGCAAGGATGCGTAGCTTCTCGGTTGGTGCTGCATCATTTGAAGTAAAGAATCTTAAGTCTGCAACATTTTGCCCCGAAGTTGAAGGGTTTACGGCACTAATTCTTGCGCATCTATCGTTAACCCCCACATTTGGGTAAAACTCAATAGCAACACCCGTGTTTTCGGTGTTTGAGGGGGTGTTATACAAAGCCAAAGCATTTGTCGTTGCTCCCGCACTTTCGTTTTTAATATTTAACTGACCTAAAGCACTCGTGGTGTTGATGCCGACCTTGCCTCCTGCTTTAATCCGCATATATTCGGTAACATCAACTGCTGATGTACTTGCTTTTACTCCAAATACCAAATCAGAAGCGCTATTGGTCGTAGAACTTGTAAGAACTGAACCTATATAACCAAAGTTTGTTGAATTATTGTAGTAAGCAAAGTTTAACCCCGCAAAGTCACCAATGGCTCCATTTGTATTTGTTATGGTTAAATTTTTAACCGAACCAATGCTTCCGCCTACTGTTCCCAAAGCAAAATTGCCTTGCGTTCCCGTAATGGTTGAACTCACGGAAAGTGTACCCGCGATACTTAAAGTAGCAGAAGGCGAACTCGTACCAATTCCCACATTACCCGCAGAGGTGATGCGCATACGCTCGGTGCTGCTTGTCTTAAATGCTAAATCTCCAAAGCTTGAAATACCTTGATATGTTGACTCAATCGTGGCAACTGTGCTTGCAGTAGTTAGCAATAAAACTTGTCTTGCCGTCCCTGTGTTTCCACTTACTGTAAGGTTACCTCCCGCTACCGTTAATAATTGTTCGGGCGAATCCGTGCCGATGCCTACATTGCCACTTGTTTTTTCAATAACAAGGCGATTGGCCACCCCTGCTTCAGTTATTGTAAACAATCCCGTTGTGGCCGTATTCTGAATAGCATATTTTACAACGCCCGTTTGGTCTAATGTAATAAAAGGAAAAGTTCCCGAACCTGAAGTTATGTTGAGTTGAGTATTGCCCGCAGCTCCTACAATATCCAATTTAGCAGCAGGCGAATTCGTACCAATACCAATGTTACCCGTTGACAAAGCAAGAGCTGAATCATTGCCCAAGCCATCCGACAAGTATTTAGCCGTACCGCTGATCGGCCCGTTGTCCGTAACCTTAATTAAGGAATCATAAGTATCCTTAATCTCCGTTCCTGTTAATGCTGTACCCATAATCTTTTTCTTATGTTACAAAGTTAATGTTTATTTAGGAAGGATTTGTTGGCGGAGCTGGGAATAGCTCGGGCTTCTTGCTCTTGCACACCTCAACCCATTCTTCGCGGACTTTCTGCCCTCCCATAGCGTGTACGCCCATAGGCTCACACCATACCTCATACGAAGTAAAAGAGGTCGTTAGGGGTTCATCCTTCCAAAGAATGTCCACGCTATACTTGTCGGAATAGGTGGCGGAGGTTGTTTCGTTCCCCTCCTCATCATAGACGGCGGGGGTAACCACGAGGTTGCCAAGTTCCACCACCGCTACCACCTTTGAGGAATCCCATATGGTGTTACCCTCGTCATCGGTGGTTTCAATCTTGGCCTTTGCGGTGGCCCATTGTGAGGTGCTGAAAGAATACTTGCGTAGTTTCATCTTAAAGGGTGGTTAAGGTTGCAAGGTCTGCGTTAGAAAGGCGGGTCGGGAATAGTAGCAATTGGTTTATTTTTATTGCTTCCTGAACATCGGAAACAGTATTGGTATTTCCAATAATCAACCTATCTAAAGTTGCGTCAAAGGAAAACGAACTGCTTGAACTTCTCAAAGTTCCATTAAAATAGTAGGCAATTTCACCGCTTTTGTAAGCAATAGCCATTTTCACAACACTGCTATCTAAAATGTCTTCAGAAGTATTTGAATAAGCAACACTGTTTGAAGCCCTTACATAAGCCCTATATTCGGGGCCATCTTTGCTCAAGAAAATCCAATTATTATTTGAGCCGCCCGAAATTGAAATTCGGGAATCACTTGCCCCCTCTGGCTGGGTGCTGAATTCCAAATACAAAGTCCCCTCCGTTTGCCCAATTAAGGAAGATATTCCAGTGCGGTACGCAGAGTCGCTCGTGCGCGTGGCGGAGGTTCCGTAGGTGGGGATGAGGCTTGTCATATATGAACCGCTTTCAAACTGACTGCCATAAACTCCGTACCCTTGCGTTCCGTCAACCGTAATGCTCGTCTTATTCCAATACCAAAAACCCGCGTACCAAGTCGCAGCCGTTGCGGTGAATGTTATTGAAATTCTATACCACCCCAAAGCATAAGGCTCAATGGTGGTTGTGCAGAGGGTTTCGGAAACAAGAGTATAGGTATCTAAATCAATAACCGCCCCAACCCCATTTGCACTACTCAAGTCCGAATCATCGGCTGCCCGAAATTGAATTAGATTGAGGTCGGTCTTTTTAACGAATGCAGAAAATGTGTAGGTTGAAGCGGTTAGCGTTCCAACGCTTTTAGCCACATACGCAGATGCTCCCGCAGTATATCCATTAGCAGTACTAATATTTATATTTATACCGCTATTGGGGCGAACCTCTGAACCATTTAAAACGCCTTCGGGTGATGTAATTGAATTGGTATCGGCATTAGATGCAAATAGGGTATGCCCTCCGAACCATTCGCTTTGGTTAATTAAGTTCGTTCTGCTCGGCTCCAAAAGTAACGAAGGACAAGTCGCACCCCCCGAATAGTCAAGGCGGGGAAGGTCATTGGTAATCCCACTTACTACGCTCGTGGTCGTGGTTTCTTGATACTCTTGCGCTACGAGGCCGTAGTTCAGTTGGGCGTCTTGGATGTAGATGTATTCGCCCACAGCAGTAATATATGAACCATCTGCATTTGCTGGGTAAATATCAACCCTTTGGTTTGGATTTAAACCCGTAATGGAAACACGATACCAACCTCCGCCTATGCTTGTAATACTTGTGTCTATATCGCTTGAAGTTGTAGCAATCGTTCCGCTACTTAAATTAAACCAAGCATAGAACGGTGTGCCACTTGATGCACAATAGAGTGTTATGAAATTTACATTTCCAACCTTTGCGTATGCGCTAAATGTACTCACTGAATTTACAGACACAGTTTGCCGAACTGAAGCAGAAACACCAGCCAAAGTGCTTTCTAATTTCCACGCATCTGTGCTACCATCGTACCCGCTTTGGCCGCTTGTTAAAGTTGAGTTTACTGTTATCCAAGTGGTGCTAAACGAATTACTCTGCAACAATAGGTTGACTTTGGCTTTCTCTATGTAGCCGTTGGCCGCCACCCTCGTGGCCTCAATGTCGCTACCGCGTGAGAAGGTTAGGTCCGCAGATCCGTCCACAGGCTTTGCACAATAAACCTTCTGATCCTTATAACCAGAAGGAATCATCACTAAAGATGCATCAGTATAAAAGCTGCTCATAATTTTTCTATTTTTTGTAGTTGGAACTTATTTCTTTTTTTACCATTGACCATTTCTCTTAGGTATACAGCAGAGAAACCCAAGTCCAAAGAAGCTTCTTTTATGTTAAAGTATTTTTTATCATTATACCCGCAGTATACGGAATATTCTGTTCTTGTTCTTGACTTTTTAATCCTTGTTTCTTGAGATACAATTTTGTTTCTCATTTTCTTCTTCGCAGATTCGGACTTTGGGACTCCAGTTACTTTGAGTCTCATTTTTTCAATACCTTCTGGCCCCATATTGCCCCCGATAGCTGCGTTTTTTAAATTGTATGATAATTTATCACTTTCACAATCTAATGTTAAAAGTATCAACTCTTCAAGCTCACGAAAGTGTGGACCAACATAAAGTACTTCTCTATTGAAAGATTCTTTTCTCAAGTTGTATGCTCTTTTGAAATAAATTCCACCTCCTATATAATTATCAAACATAGAGCCTTTATGGCTTCCAATATAGTACATACCATTAGAGGAATCAATCCACTTGTAAACAAACCCCTCTATGTCTTTCCAAATCTCCATTATACGTTTATTGAGAAAAAAGATTTATTAAAGCAGGGAAGGAACAAGTCAATGTTTCCATATTCAACGACATTCCACACATCCGTAGACGTCTCCCAGTCTTGAGCCATTTGGTTCCATACCTTTGTGATAACCGTATTGGTGACGCCATCAAAGCTTGCGCCATCAGCATACATACGATCCAACAAGAATTCAGTATAGTCATATACACTACGAACACCCAAGTAATACAGGGCAGCAGAGAAACAGCTTCCTGCTTCTACCGTACCACCGTCCGCTAATACACGCGCTTCGTAGTCTGAGAAAAATAAGTTTGCTCCCGTCCTCAGGAACTTAGAGGCGGGTTGCTGAATGCTTAGGGATAATCCTAAACTGAGCATTAGGCAATGTACGCGATCACCGTGCCAGCAGATACGCTGACAGCGCTGAACAATCCATAAACGACAGTGCCAGCAATCATAGCTTCAGCAGAAAGGTTATCACCCGCTTCAGAAGTAGTAGTGATAACAGCATCGTTTACAACCACAATAGCGCGGTAGTACTCGTCTGCTACAGGGCTGAAGCCTGATGTGATTTTACGAAAACCCTTCTGACCAAGTGCTTGCAGTTGGTAATTAGCGGGGTTACTTACGTTTGAGTAGCTCATTTGTCAAAGGTTAAAGGTTCAAGGTGCAATGCTACGCACCACAAAAGTAGTTATTTATTCAATATGATATCGACGATGTCTGTCTCCTCCTCAAGCTCTGGGCGCTCACCCTTGCGCTGGGAGATAAGCTTGGACTGCTGGACAGCTTGCTTTTTAACGCGGTCGTCCTTGCGATCCTCTTTCTCCTTCTCAAGGTTTTGCTTTACACCAGACTCAATCTGCTGTTCTGCAACGCCGTAGCGACCCTTAAGGTCTTCAAGCTGCATCTTAAGCTGGTACTCCAGTTGCATAAGCTGTGCCTTTGCTTGGGATTCCAACTGAATCTTCTGAGCCTCCAGCTGAGCTCTCATCTGCTCCTCCTGCATCTTACCCTGTGAGGTAGCCATAGCAGTCTGCTGGTTCATCTGAGCCTGCATCTGCGAGTTCTGAGAGGCAATCTCTTGCTGTTGCTTGATACGCTTCTTACGGCGCACCACAAGAAGGCGCTCCGCTTGGTCGATATCTTTTAGCTGTCGGATAGCGATAGCGTCCTCCAAGTCAATCTCTCTCTGAGATAGAGCTACCTGAATGTTCTGCTCCAAGTAAGCACGGTCTACCTCGTTCATATCGCTGACGACACGTACCCCGAAGTTGTACATCGGAAGGTTAGAGAAAGAGCTAAGCACCTTCATATTCTCCTTGCCGATAGCGTTCTCATAGGCTTGGAACAGAATACTCTTAGGAGGCACGATTTGAAGGCATTTAACGATGTCTTCACACACTCGGCGGTACAGTACCAACGAAGCGTTAGTAATGTCGTAGAGGGCGTTATTTGCAGCTGCAAGGGCTTGTTGACGCACACCTACCAACTGCTCTCCTTTGGGAGACGTTCCATCCATCACCTCGTTGATTCCCGTAGCGTCACGGATCATACGCAGGTAGTGGTTGTACAGGGCGATGAGCTCATTGATATTGCGGATGCTATTATCAAGCGGACGCACAGGTGGATTTTGGAATCCTCCCTCTGGGTTCTTACTGCGATAATAGAAGACACCCGTTTGTTCGTAGATGTCCTGAATATCAAGCGGTTGCAACTCTCCACCCCGACCGAGCTGTACATTCTCAAGTCCCTCGATGTCGACAAGGAGTCCGTCAGGCTTCGCTTTAGCTATCGCTTGCTGAATCTTTAGGTGCGAAAGTTGAAGCTGGTCAGCAAATCCAATGACTCCAGAGACCATACTTTTTGGAATCATCCGACGGATATTGGTTGCAACGGCGCTATAGCTCATACGTGTACGGCTGAGGTCGTGTACGTTTTTAGGTACATTCTTCTTTAGTCCGTAGTTGTAGATGTAGTTGGTTCCGATAATAAACGTGCCTCCGTAGAGCGTAGCATTCTGCATATATATAGCCTCGCGGTCATATACGCTATTACTTGGTGCGTTGTACTTAGTGCCCTTGTAGTAGAAACCGATGTTTCCGTAGGCGCTTGTTTTTTTCTCAAAGATGACGTTGTCTACGCTGACAAACTCAAAGTCCATTATGTTTACGGTGTACTCATCGTATCCGTAGTTATAACGATCAAGGTTGTTGTCGTAGCTTGTATTGTCAAAACGGTTGGGGTTATTGCCGTAGCGGTTCATCACCGTGCGGGCCATATTCTTGTACTCCTCTTCGGTAAACTGATCGCCAGCAATACGCTTTAATTCAGAGATAGACAGACGCTGAATGTGACCAGCGTATACGATATCGGAGAAGTTCGGGTCGTCAGTGTAACTATGCACAAAGTAAGCGGGGTCAACGTATTTGGTGACAATGCCATAGTTAGGGTCGTTTTCACGTTTGACAACAGCCATACCAACAGTAACGAGATCCTCTACGCAACGGCGATAGATGCGCTCATCAAAGTCATTCCAAGACAAGGTGAGGTTGATACCGATTTGGGAAGCAATCTCTGCAGCGGTTTTTACGTTAGAATCTAAGAAGATTTCTGCTTCCTCCGAAGAGTCTGGAAGCGTATCTGGATCAACCTCTGTTTTGAGGCCAGATTCTTTAGCTTCTTTTAATACGTCTTTGTTTTCAATAAAGATTTTTAGCTTATTCTTTTCATAATCCTTTTCGCTTCTTGATAAAGGATCAATAGCCTCGACGTTTGGATACATCTTGGCTGAGAGAATTTTGTTCGTTACAATCTTTACAAACTTCGGGACAATAGGAACAGGAGTCCAATCCAGAGACAGTAGAGCACCGTCACCGTTGTTTGGGTCCAGCGATGTAAGAATTTGCTTATAGATTGAAGTGTCTTGGGTGCCGTTAGCATAGTCTCGTGAAATTTCAAATTCCCGCCAGCGTTTCGCATACAGGGAGCCATCAATTTCCACACCTCCCCATTGGGAGTAGATCGCCTTAGCGTACTGAAGCCCGTACTGCTTTGTGAGCTTTTGGGGCTGCTCTGCTAACGGATCTGGGAAAATAGACTCGTAATTTGATGATTTTCCAGTATAGTCCATTCCGTAGTAAATACTTTATGGACAAAGATACAAATAACAATTACCGAGTGATTGAGCGTACCTTCCTGAAAAATACCTTGCTATCGAAGTCGGATTTAGGTTTTTGTTTTACCTGTTTTTGAGCCGCTAAAAGAGCCAGACCGCTTGAGATGGACAAGTCAAATTTTGTACGATCGTCTATCTTAAAGTTGATCCAGTCTTCCAGTGTTCTATTAAAATATATCTTTCCATACTCGCCCGTATTGTTATTTACTCCCACGTGGTCGTGGATGTAAGCCTCAATAGCTTGGGCGTGAGCTTGGATAATGTCTTGAGAGTTAGACGGTATACCCTTTGTCTTGACCTTTACGTGCATTGTTCCAGCACCAAGATGCGCAGGTCTATCCATCAGATATCCATCGTAATTACGGGACTCGAAGTATCTGGCAATGCCGTACTTGTTGTTCTCTATAAGTATAGGATATCCGTAGAAGACAGCAGCCATCAATACGTCTTCGTAAAAGATTTTTGCCAGAGGTGGACGCGATGCATATTCAGCAACAAACATATTGCTTGGATGCTCCATATTAAACTTATTGAAGATATGGCACGCACCCTTTGAGGAGCGGTAGTCTACAGTAGTATCAATATCATAAGAGTCAACGCCGCCACATCCATAAAGACTATTAGGAGCAACACGCTTCCCGTACTCTTCTTTCCTCTGATTGCGCATATCAGCTGGAGGTAGCCACGCAATACGCCACCGCCCATTCGGGTCGGGTCGGAACACAACCTCTGTATCCTGTTCTCCATTCTTCCAAACAAAGTTCCCAATAACAACAGGATTCGGATACAGATCGTCGTTATACTGAACCTGCTCGTATATCTTTTGAATATTGAATAGACTGCTTTTTGTAGAGTCCCTAAATGCTTCATCCTCCGTAAAGGGAAACTGCCTAATAATTTCATTAAGTTCGTAGCTGTTGTGTTGTTGGCCCTTTCGTTCGTTCTTTAAGAAGGTCTTGGCTCCTATATCAGTAAATGTGCCATCCTCAGTTAAGACGGGATTCTCTGGGTCCTCTATAATAGGATTACCGTATGGGTCAAAAAATCCTTCCAGTGCTTCGTATGCTGGAATGAAGATAGCATAAAGTCCGCTCTTTGTGCGACCGTTTTCGTTGCGGTCTCTGGGGTCTGAATCGTAGTACAGGTCGCGGTACTCACGGCCTCCTTTATCCAACGGATTGACAGTAGAGCCCACAAGGGCCTTTCCGATAATACGACGTCCAACCAACAGACAGGTTCTGTGGATACGCCACACCTCACGTATATCAATACCCTTCTCAAACTTACCCGCCTCATCCAAGAATAGGACGTGGGTCTTTGATCCGTCATAGGCATTGCTTACCGTGTTCTTCCAGTTGATGACCGTGTCAAGGGCTTCTCCTTTCTGGACGCTCTTGTTCTTTTTGGTGATACGCTTAGAAGGCTCTCTGAAGGCCAGCTCCTGACGGGGGTTTGTCGTACCATCCAAGATAGGCTGGAAGAAGAATGGGTAGGACTTAAAGATAGGCACCACCTTGCTGGAGAAGACCGCAGCCTGAGCGTCCGTACCCGTCTTACTCATAATACCCAACAGCTTGTCTTTTACCTGTGTGGCTTCGTCTACCAAGACAGCTGAGCTCATATTGGTATATCCGCTACGTCGACACTTGGTATAAATCTGTCCCATACTGCGTGGGTCCGCTTCGCAGGCCGCCTGATGGATAAACAGCCTACGCTGAAACTCCAGATAGCTTGGGTAGCCGATATCAATCTTACTCCACTGCAGAAACATATAGTGGTGTCCAGTAATATATGTTGGAACATTATTATTGTAGAACCATACGCCATTGCGACGGCGCAAGAACTCCTGCTCGATATATGGGCTGTACTTCTGCTGGAATTCCTTAGGAGTGGCGTACCAGTCATCCATCGTCTTGATACTCGCCAACTCTCTGGGGAGCTCTGTCCTTTCCCAGCGTTGGTCCTTCTTGGGCTTGTCGTGAAACAGTATGTCTTTCTTAGCTGGCTTCTTTGGTAGCTGTATCTTAAGATTAGCAATCTCAATAACCTCTCCTTCCGTATCGTCTGGACAGATATTGATAATTGTTTCGTCTTCTATAAGCTTTAAGCCAGCCATTTCTTTACAGATGTATAATTGGTGTTAATTTACTCTCGTTCGTGAATCAAGGGTAATCGTTACGCTTGTTTCTTTCATTTCTCGTTGGTGTTATGCGCCTATTTTTAATAGGTTGCGCCTATTTCTCTTTGGTGTTAAAGGTTTAATAATGTGCCATAAGTTGCACTATTAGTATAAATCATTGCTCAATTTTAAACTTTGCACTCTTAAAGTGCGTTTTACTGCACATCTTGTCAAAACTATATGCATTTACTCGGAATCTATCCGAATTGCTGCATTTTATATGTTTAGTCATACAATATCGCGTATCGCGATGCGCAATAATTGGCTCAACACTTGACGCTTTGTGGCTCATTTGTTTGACATTTTGAGCTTTATTTCTTTACAAACTTCTCAGCAAAGCCTCCGCGATAGTCTGCTTCGTCTGCAATGCCTCCATTGTCCGCCAACGAGGCTACCATTTCAGCAAGCTTTTGCCTTTCTACAATTAACTCCTTGCAAGCCAGCGCAGTATCCTTGATGGCTTGAAGTTCTGCTTTACGTGCAGACCCCGTAAGGTCCTGATCCACAGGCTTTTGTATTTCCGCTGTCATATTGCGGATAGCCTGCTCCATTGCGTAGATGAGATTCTGTGCAGCGTCAGCTGTTGAGTACTCTACTTCTCTACGACCATTAGATGTTGAACGAGCATTCGCCATAGAGTCTGATTGTCAATTAACATTTCATAGTCGGCATCTTTCTGGAAGTATACCGTATCGCCTATTTCAAGACCTTCTTCTTTGATCTTGTCGCTGGCATATTTAATTTTTCCTTTCTCGTTTCTTGGAGTCTCAAATGAGACAATCTCAAGAAGGTCGCTTTTAAGCTTTTCTTCTGGGCGTATAGGCTCAAGGAAAACCCAGTCTCCCAAAGCAAGTACCTCTCCTGTATCTTTCTTCTTGACAGCATATGCCTGAGAGGAGAATCCTCCGTCAGGACTATATAGAACTTGATATAAATCGTGGTCTTTGTCTACAAGTTGTGGGGTGATCACAACGTGGTGGTGAAAGAAAAGCGTATCGCCCTCTTCTACTCCCGTGTTGTATTTGTATGGTGCGCCTACAACAACACCTTGCATCACACGGTGCTCAAACTCATTGAACTTGGTATCGATATAGATTTCAATATCGCCAATCTTCTTTGTCTCGTTGACACGCTGGGGTACCTGTACAATAAAATGGTATAATGGTTTCATTAGAAGTTGCAATCAAATTCAAGTAATACGGGAGCGGCCTCAACAGCTTTCCAAAGCATAATGCCATCATCGCCCTTGATGTAAATCAAGTAGCGACGTTCTTTGTATTTATGAAGATGCTCTCCGTCTAAAATGATGCAATCGACCTCTGCATCGCCAGCCTTCTGGCCCACATAGTAAGCCATAGCCTTTAGTGGGTCTGATCCCACGATAATCTTACGAATGATATTCATTTCAATTTAATTTAAGCGTCACCACCTCCACCGAGCCAGTAGTCTGGATCTCCAAAGTCTGGAATATCCTCGTCTGAATAGGTGGCAGCGAGATGGGTCATTAGCGACGCCATCTCCGACTCGTTGTCCACAAAGATACTTGAAATAGCATTGACCTTGTAGCGACCATCTTCGCCTTGCTCTTCCAGTAGTCCAACGCAAAGGATACTCATATATTCGTCCTCTACGCCGTGATCTCTGGCAAGATCTTCAATCTCTTCAAATTTCTCGCGGGCCTTTATAAAAAATTCAATTCTGTTTTGTTCTTCTTTTGTCA